TGCAACTTCATACGCACGAGGCATCTCACTCTCCTGTGCCAATTCAAGAATACCATCGATGGCTTCCTGTCCCTTTTCAATAATCGAATAGAGATTACCTCTTGTATATTCGTAATCCTTCTTGATGTCCTCCGATTGTGATTTTATAGTTTCTACCTTTTGTTCTACTTTCTCTATCTTTTCAATCTCAACTTCAGTCGGTTCAACATTGAAGGTTTCATCTAGTTTATCATACTTACTCATGTGTTACCTCAGAAGATATTACCATTGAAACCAAAGTCATCACCAAACTCAATGAGTTTATTGTCGGATTCAGTAATGGTATAAACATCACTACCCCCAACATGTGTTTGTGCCTTGGTGTTGTCTTGACCTCTTCTCACACGGAGAGTTTTATCAGTTGAATTGATTTTCTCAATGTACATCTCTTCTTGATCGATATACACATATGTTTTCTCTGTGAGACCACTGACATCGTTGACAGTAATAATTTTGTCTCCAAGTGTAACATTTTGTGCCAGATTAGTGGCAAGACTACCATCATAATCTTTGGTAGCTCTTGGTGTAACCTGATAGGTGATATCTCTTGTGAGAACCTGACCATCTGTTGATTGTGCAAGATAACCAACAGTGACCTTCTTGATGATATCTCCAGAGATATCTGTGATAGGACCGTAGAGGTATGTCTTAGCTGTGAATGTAAAGGTATAGACTAGAGCTCTTCTAGTTTCAAAGTTTCCCTCATAATCATCTTCCATTGAGATGTCATCCAAAACAACTGGAACATCCTTGACCTCATTTAGATTACCAAGGAATTTGACACCCAAATTATAGGATGGTGCAAAGTATGGGAGAATTTGTTCAGTAATTTGTAACATGTCATCATTCAGTTTTCCATAAACTGAAAGGACAATAGTCATATTATATGGGACAGGAGAATATACTCTCTTTGTCTCTTGTCCATCGGGTGTTGCAGTGATGAATGATTGAGTCTTTGTCGTCTTCCTTTCTGGGTCATATGACAGATTGGTGAACTCAAATGACATACGAGGAAGAGTCAGTTGAGTTGGCCTATTCAGATCAGCTTCTTGTTCCATACGCGCAAGAAACTTCTGAGTGGGACCATATGCCAAAGGCACTTTGATCACACTCCAGTTTTCATCTTGATCATTCTTGTGATGAACTTCGATGTCATTGAATAGAGAACCGAACGCAATAATTACGGATCGGAAAACCTCATTGTAAAAGTATTCAAACATTGTACTTTACATCCCTATACCCTTATTTAGTTAAGGCATACCAAATGGATTCTGTTGACTAAAATCAATAATATCTTTAGCTTTTAATTCAATAGTATCATTCTCAGCAAATGGTGTTACCAAATCATATTCTTCTTCGTCACTGAGTAGATATCTAGCTCCAGATTCTTGACCCACAATGATTTCTCCAGGGGTAAAGTCACCGGTAACAATAGACACTTCGAGTAGGTTGGTGGATACATCCCACTCCTTGACTCTCGCCGTTGTAGAGGAGGAAGAACCAACAATAATTTCATTGAAGATGTAAGTTCCAATGCCAACATCTGTTCCAATACCTTGAGGACCAGAGATGTATACATTAGGAGCTACTGTATATCCTGCACCTGCATAGGTGAGATAGGCCGCAGTTACAATACCAGCCTGGTTGATTGTGGTAATACCAGTAGCACTTGCAATACCACTAGATGGCATATCAAACCAAATATCTGGTGCCTTTTGATATCCACCACCTCCATCTGTTACAGCAATGGACATTACAGATCCTGTTGTGATAATACCAACAGTCGCAGCTGCACCAACACCATCATCACCTTTCTCTGTTTGGATGGTAACCATTGGTGCGATTGTGTATCCACAACCAGCATTTGACAACCAGATTGTCGCAACCTTACCACCATATAATCCATTACAATTCACAAATTCATTAGTAATAGATGCAATACCAATAGCAGTAACACCACCAGATGGTGCAGAGGTAAATCCAATCTTAGGTCTCTTGGAATAATTCTTACCCATATTACTGATATAGACGGGTGATACAGATCCAGAGGAACAGTATGAAGAAATGCCCAGTGCTGATGATCCAGCACCAATCATAGTCAGTGTTCTAATATAACCAATTTCTTCGATCTCAGTGTCAATCTGATCAATATTTGTATCAATAACCTCATCTTCATAACGGAAGAGTTCACAGGTTAGAGTGTAGATATAGTTCTTTCTGAGTTGATAGAATGGTTTTTCATGTTCAACGAACTTAATCTCAAACAGTCTACCACCTAGTGGGAAGTAGATAAGATCACCTTCTTTGGGTCTTGTAGTGAGTTCAATATCAGGAAGTCCTTCCATCAAAGGAGAGATATAGTTCTCGAATCTCTCTCTGGAGATAATGAGAGTACAGTCATCCTTATCCTCAATACCAAACTTTGAGAGAATAGTTCCTTGTCCTAAGAAACCTTCATAGTTGTCCATGTAGGCTTCAAGAGGATAAGCATTCTTGAATTCTGACTGGATAACTTCTTCAATGACAGTGTTGGTTGTGACATATGAACGAGGCATATAATAGCACTCAATTCCATACATCTTCAACTGTTCGTTGATAAGACTTTGAACTAAACCTTGTTCTGATTGTGTTCCGTTTTGGAAGAATGGATTGAGTGTCATAAGATTAACCAATCATGTCCATTGGAGGAAGTTCATAATTAAACGTCATTCTTTCACGGATAGTTTCAAGTTCCTTCTCCGCATCATCGTAAATCTGTCTACCATTGAATTCAATACCACCTGGTAATTTAACACCTTGGAACTTGATAAGGTTCATACCCCATTGTCTCTTGATAAGAGAAGTTAGATATGGTTTCAAGAATGAATCATTCCAAACTCTGCTATAGTCATCACCATTCAGAGCCACCATACAATCAAGAATGATGAACTCACCTACTTCTAGTTGATCCCAATTGATATCGAGGAATAATCTATCTGATCTTTGATTGAATCTAATCTTCTTATGAGTATTCAGAAGGAAGTTCATTGTCTCAAGATAACTCATCGTTATCGAATATGAAGTTAGATCAAACCCAGAAATACCACTACCTCTAAGACCAACAACATCATTTAACATCATTTGATACTTCACATTGTACATTCCAGTACCCATGGTGTTGTTGAACTGGAAGATACCACTCACACCGAACACACTTGGTGGGAGTTGAATATAGTTACTATTTTGGTAGTATGTGAATGTAGTGGCAGTTCCTACCATATTGGCTGTTGCTGATGTGGAGGCAATACCAGTTGTTCCTGATCCATTACTAGGTGCACCAGGTGGTCTAGCCTTTCCCCTATCAACATCATCTTGTGTTATCTGATATTTTAGGTAAGTCTGTTCGACACCATCAAAGTGTCTTTCATTAAAATACTGAAGAGCATCGTCTACCAGATCTTCTATCTGTTCTTCGGCAACGTTGACTTCCAAAACAGGAGCACCAAGTTGTCTTAGACAATAATCAATAAGTTCTTGTCTACTAGAAGGCTTCGCCATTACTCACAATACTTTTTTCTATTTATCTACCAACTTCATCAATAGATTTTTAATATCAGAAATGTCACCTTGAAGAGAATCTACTTTCTCCTCAAGACCATCAATTCTTTCTTTATCGGATTGAAGTTTATTCCTATTAGCAACGTATGACTGATATTCGTTCATGTTTTTATTGATGATGGCGTTAGTTCCAACATCCCTGTAGAGATTATTGTGGTTCTCTACAGGTTTGTATTTTCTTCCCATATTATGCTAGTGCGACGACTCTGATGTTTCTCAACTGTGGTACCACTGACATATTCGTTGACGTACCCAGAACCTTAATTCTGAATGTACTGAACGATGGTAGAAGATCAACTGTAAACTGATACTCTCTGAATATCTGTGGGGGTGGATATGCCAGAATCTGGTCACTACTTGGAGTCTTAGTATCTGGTGTACCATCACTAAGAGATTTATCTATAATAACTCCAGGTCTTCCAGATGCATCC